TTGCCGGATTTCTTTTTTATTTACGGCGAGAAAAAGAAAGCGTGCAAGAGTGAAAAACAAGCTCTTGCACGCTTATTTTATTTTCGGAAAGGATGTGAACATAGTGGCAAGAAAAAAGACAAAGAGACTCCGGTATGAGGACAGAGTAATTATTGAGAGAATGAGCAAGGCTGGAAAAAAAGTGGCTGATATAGCCAATGAGATCGGCGTTCATAGAGATACGATCTATAAAGAATTTACACGATGCGGAGCCACTAAAGAAACGTATAGTGCAGAAAAAGCACAGAGAGAAATCTAATTGCGCGGGCGCAAAAAGGAGAAAAGATGAACAGAAAACAGAGACGAAAGATACGGAGAATCGCGGGAAAAATCAGAGGATGGATTTTGACGGCCATGGCAATCATGGCGGCATACCTGGTATTGTGCGGAGTCGGGATCACAGAGATGCCAGAATGGGGACCGGACTGGTATCCGGTGCAGATCTGCATGGTTGTGATCGGCGGGGGGTGGCTGATAATGTTCATGGCCGCAAACGGAGCTTTCGATGAGATGGATTTATATGATGACGAAGATGAGGAGGATGAGCCATGGGAGGAGTAGGGATTTTCCTGAGTGGAATGGCAGCAGGAGCTTTTCTGGGTGCACTAACAGTGGTAGTGATCGCACTGGTAATGGCAAAACGGAAATAATGAGGAAAAGAAAGAGCGCTCTCTGCATGGGCAGTCCATAGGCCGGTCCGATTCCGGCAGAGCGCAATCCGCGGAAAGGCATCCGCGAATATGCACAGCAAGCCAACAGCTGGCGCATAGGTACCGTGAAAAAATGGCGGTGGTCACTCCAAACCAGAGAGAGTGTGGATGTTCAACAGGTTTTCGTCATTTTTAATGTGAAAAGGCAAACACGGTATACAAGAGCCGAACAAAGGAGAGCGGTCAGAATGATAAGAGCACCGCCGAAAGGATAAATCAATGAGTAGACATGTAATGGGAGAGAATCCTGTGAAGATTATCAGATGGAGCGGACCTGTGACATTTCCATCCGGAGAGGTTGGATATATGATCTGCAGATCCGGAAGTCTGGAAGAATGCCGGGAATATGCCGCACAGGTAGCGAAAGCGTTCGGAGTAACCGTGGAGGCAGTAATTTGAGCAATAAAAAAGCTGACGTTTCGGAGACGCCAGCCGGTTCACAATTAACGTGAATAACCTAGAATCATAGTACCATTGTGGGCCGAAAAAGTCAAGAAAAACGGGGCATGAGCTGACCCCGTTCGGACTTGATAAAGATATTAAAGATAGGACACAGAGGCTATGGTTAAGAGAAAGAGATACAGGTTCAGACAGGGAGATGTCATTGATGTAGAGGAGTTCCATGATGGCAGGTATGGAGGTCCTGGAACAGGGAGGGCAAAGAGAGCCAAACCGACAGAGGAACAGATGAGGGCGGTCAATGCTCAGAACAAAGCCAAGAGGTGCAGACAGAGAATGCTGGAGTATTTCAAAGAGGGAGACATCTTTGCAACATGGACCTATGAAGTGAGAAACAGACCACCAGATATGCAGGCGGCATTGAAAGATTTTCAGAAAGCCATGAGATATGTGAGGCGTGAGTTCAAAAAGCGAGGATATGAGGTTTTCTGGATCAGAAACATAGAGAGAGGCACAAAGGGAGCCTGGCATATTCATCTGGTCATCAATGAGATTGGAGATACAGCCAGCATCATCACAAAAGCATGGACAAAGGGTGGTACCTGGTCCATCGAGATCAAGAACAGCAAGTATCATGATGAGGATTTCACGAAACTGGCCAATTACATGACAAAGGATGAACATACAACAGAGGAAAAGAAAGACGGAAAGCCAGGAAAACCGAGACTCAGCGAGGCAAATTACAACACGAGCCGCAATATGCCATTGCCGGAGCCAAAGGTTGACAAGCTCCGAAGATGGAAAGAAGAACCAAAACCCAAAAAAGGATATTACATTGCCAAGATCCATGAGGGTATCAATCCGGTAACGGGGTACAAATACCGGAGATATACAATGATTCGGTTGAAAAGGAGGCGGGAATAAAATGCAGCAGGTAAAAATCTACATAGAGACAGACAGCTCCTCTCCGAAAGCAACAGAGAAACACTATGGATATGTGCTGGAGGTAATGGTCTCCGGCCAGGCAGTAACCCGTGAGGGTTTTGGAAAGATAACAGGGACATATCATCAGACCGTACTGACAGCACTGGCAAAAGCCCTGGACAGGTTCAACCAGTCCTGTGAGGTCTGCATCTGCACAGAGGATGATTTCGTTCTCAATATGCTTGAGCGCAACCTGGCAATATGGGCCGGGAATGAGTTTCTGACAAGTAAGAGGAAACCAGTGGCCAATCAGCAAGAGTGGATGGAGATATGGAGACTGTCAAACAGGCATCTCATACTGACAGAGCCGGGAAAGCATGAATACACCGGCTGGCTGCAGGGAGAAATAGAAAAGCGAAAGAGGGACAATGATGGAATACAAGATCACGATCATGAAATATCAGCTGATGTTTCCAAAAATGACAAAAAAGCTGTTCGATGAAAAAGAGAGAATATACCAGATCACAGTCATCTGCATCAGACTGGACGAACTCCAGACAAAAGGAGCGGTACTACAGAAAATGGGAAAACCGACAAAGAACGGTACCAAAATGACGTTTGCACCAGTGCAGAGCGCTGGAGAGTATGAGGCAGAGATGCAGAGAATCCTGGAAGATGGAAAAAAGCTGGGCATGAAATTTGAAGATAAAGAGGAGGAATAGCAATGTTTGAGAAGTTTGGAGAACTCAATTCTTTTGGAGAAATCAATGAGCTTGCGGAGAATCTGTTCAATGAGGGAGACACAGAGTCACTGAGAGCCATGGCAAAGGAGAACGGAATCCAGAGTGATTTCGTGGATATGTATCTGCAGGGAGAAATTCCGGCACTGTGCGATCAGCTGACAGCGGCACTGGGAAAGATTGACGTTGAGGTGGCAGAACTGAAACCGAAAGAAATCATGGAGGACTGGGTGGAGTACCTGAGAGGCCAGTGCATGGAAAATGAGTTGCTGGCATTCAATGTCCGGAAGAAAGGAAAGCCACTGAAAGGCTGCATAGCAGCGCTTTTGATGTGGTCGTTCAAGAATCAGCAGACCGTGGACAAGGATATCATCAAGGCAGCAGGCGTATCTGCAGGAAAGGTCACGCTGGGGATCCCGGGCATGGCCAGAGCAAAGCAGATCATCACGGACTACTACATGGGAAAGTAGGTGGGACGGATGAAAAAGAAAGCGATTGAAAAAATACCGTATTTCGGGTTAAAGAAAACCAGCAGAAAGAAAGATGTCAAATACATTGGTGTCACGGCGGTCAAGATTGTTGGACACGAAAAGCATCTTTTCCTGGAGGTATACAGGAACAAAAAAGAATCAAAAGAAATACCGATGGTGCGGATCGTGCTCACAAAAAAGGATTTCGGCACATATTGGCCGGAAAAGGAAGAATGGACGAGGCAGAAAATAAAGCCGGACAGCTGTTATGGCCGAGTGATATGGGGAGAAGAACATCCCACATGGGAGCAGGAGAAAAAAGAAAATATACTCCAGAGCACAGAGGATCTGGAAAGGATAAAGAAGTTCTGCAAAGCCAACGTATACAACGAGGAGCACTGGTGGGAATACATATACAAACATGAGGACGATATTGTAATAACGGCAAGACGGAACAGAGAACACAAGGTGTATATGCGCCGCCAGGAGGCACTGGCAGATAGAATGGCGCACACCAAAGAACTGCCGGAGAAAGAGATCCTGGACAGAGCTGACAGATTGTATTTTCACAATCAGCATTATCTGTATTACAAAAAGCATGGTTGCTGGGCACATATAGCCTGCAGCAAGTGCGGAGGAGTTACAGATGCGAGATGGAAAAGCGGAATTTCCTACGAAAGCCAGTTCCAGAGATGGACGGAAGAACCGAGAGAGGGGCACTATGGCACCTGTCCAATGTGCGGAGCGCGTGGAGAGTACAAGTGCCAGGGAAAAGTGAAAGGCACTTGTGACAAATATATCTATCTATTCCTGGGACAGAAGTACAAAGAAAACGGAATGGTCATGCGTTATGTGGAAGTTGGGAAAAAGTGGACACTAGGATTCATTTGTGGGGATAAAGGTCCGGAGATGTACAACGCAAGTGAAGAACTCTCCGGAGTGGAGATTGCGAGAGCATATTTTGAGCCAGGGAAAAAAGTCCAGATAGACTATCACAAACATGATCCGTACATGGGGAAAGATTTCTGGGATGACTGCAATTTGTATGGAATGGCAAATATCCCTATCAGTGCCGGTCTGATCATGTCAGAGACATACGAAGAAATGAAAGGGACAATATTCCAGTACAGTGCATTACAGGAATATGCAAAGAACGTCAGGGAGGTCAATCCGATTGACTACCTGGAGCGTTACAGTCAGACGCCACAGATTGAGGTTCTGGTAAAAATGGGACTGACCGATGTGGTAGAAAAACTGGTCAAATGTTACTACGGCATTGTTGCTGATGAGAATGCAAGACGGCCGGATCAGTTCCTGGGAATCCGAAAGGAAAGAGTAAAGCAGCTCATCAGAAAGAAAGGAGACACACACCTACTGGGAGTCATGCAGATGGAGAAACGCCAGGGACAGAACTGGACGGATGAACAGGTGGAGCATCTGGCAGAAACGGATTTGAGTGGAACACAGGTGGAAACGGCCACCAAGTACATGACATTGCAAAAATTACTCAACCGTATAGAGAAATACGCTGGCTGTAAGTATGGGACGGAGTGCAGCAGTGCTTTAGCCAGAATCAGACACACGGCCACAACCTATGCAGACTATCTGAGCATGAGAATAAACCTGGGATACGACCTCAACAACACGGTATATCAACAGCCGCAGGACTTAGAGGCGGAACATAACAAAATGGTCATGGAAACCAACAAAGAAGAAATGGACAAACACCTCAAAGAGGTGGCAGAGCGTTATCCGGAGATCCGGCACGTTTACAGAGGACTCAGAAATAAATATCTCTACGAAGATGATAAATATATCATCAGACCGGCCAGATCGGCAGAGGAAATTGTCATGGAGGGGCGTTTGCTCCATCATTGCGTGGGAGGAAACACATATCTGGCCAAGCACAACACTGGAAAGACGTACATACTGATGCTGAGATTCAAAGAAGAGCCTGACGTTCCGTACATCACGGTTGAGATAGATGCAAAAAATCCAAGGATATTGCAGTGGTACGGGGACAAGGACAAAAAACCAGATGAAAAGAATATGCAGTCATGGCTGAACACCTGGCTGATGAAACTGAAAACAGGAACGCTGACGGAAACAATCCAGACGGCGGCCATAGCGTAAGGAGGTAAACATGGAATATGTGCAGATGACCCTGGATGACTGGGTACAGATGAAACAGAAATTGAAACAGGAACTCCTGGGAGTGAAACAGAGTTTTGTCCGGATCGGATACGCTCTGAGACAGATTGACGATCAGAAGCTCTACGAACAGGACGGATACAAAAGCATAGCGGAATTTGCTCAGGCCGAGTATGGCCTGGGACCGTCTATCACAAGCAGGTTTATGAGCATCAACCGGGAGTATTCCATTGATGGATATTCCGAACAGCTCCGGCCGGAATATGCAGAACTGGGCAGGAGCCAGTTGGAGGAGATGTTGAAACTGCCGGACACTGACAGACAGATGATTCAACCGGAAACGTCCAGAGAGGATATCAGAGAGCTGAAAAGGTTTAACAAAACCGAACCGGCAGCAGGCGTGGCTGATGATATCAGTCAGCTGGTCGAAAAGTTCTATCAGGACAACGAACTCATACTCAATGCAGTATATGGCGAGGAGTTTGATGAGCAGACAATTAACCGATTTACTGAAATAGTAAATCCGGCCGGAAACCGTTCATACAAAAAAGGGCTGTATTTCATGATGATGTATGAGAACCGCGTCACATTTAAGAAATTCGGAGATACGCCAAAGGATATGACCTGGTGGGAGTTCTATCAGCTGACAAGGGAGATTTTCGATGATACGGCAGCAGGGACTAAGACCTGGCAGAACCATTTTGGAGGAGCGGATGATGAAGAAAGCACAGTACAGGATACGGCTGATGAGCCAGGAAGAGAAGAAACTGCAACAGAAGCTCATGAGCCAGAGGATGACGGTGGAGCAGTTGGAAAAACTGGCGCTGATGATGTCCAGGAGATTGAGAAAGGAGGCATGGAAGATCATGGAGCAGCTGATGAAGCAGGAACAGGACAAGAGGAAGATGACACCGATGGAGAAGAAAGCGGCCAAGCAGATTGTGAAGAACCTGCAGAGAGGACCGATGAACAGACAGGAGCGCAGAGCCAGAGAGAGGAAATTGCGCCCGCGCAAAAATCCACGGAAACACTAGAAAAAGAGGAGGTTGAGGATGATGAAACCGGAGAAAATGAAAGCTCAGACGCAGAAAATCAAACAGCAGAATCTGAACCGGAAACGGCCGAGAGAGAGCAGACAGAAGAAACAGAAGTCATAGAGGCGGTATATGGTACCAGAAAAGAGTACATGGACAGGCTGTCAGAGCAGGGAATGGCGGAATATATGGCTGATGAATACAAGAGCCACCGGTTGCTAGTGACAGATCTGGAAAATACATGGAATTTGTGCAAATGGCTCAGTGAAAAGGTTGACCGGTTTGGCCAGCCAGTAGAGGAGGAATAACATGGGATATTTAATCAAAAGCGATGTGATAGACACTCTGAGAGAGGACATGGAAACAACCATGATGTGCTACAAAGGACAGACTGAGCAGGACATCATCAGATTTTGCTATGAGAATATGGAGCGGGCCGTGGACGGCCTGCCTCAGTACAGAGTAGACAATGTGACGGAGGACCGGGATGAATAAACGACAAGCAAAGAAACAATACAAAAAAATCCACGGTCACAATCCCCCAAAAACAGCGGTAACGAAGTATACACCGGAAGAAATGGAGGCAATGAAAGTATACAATCTCACACCGGAGGATATTGAAAGAATCGGAAACGGACTGAGAGACGCATTTGCAGAGATGTTCAAAACGCTCCAAAGAGTTGCGGAGAGCATGGCCAGAGTGTTTGAAGATATGGGAAAGAAATACAGCAGACCAGTCATAGAGACAGAGGAGCAGCCGGTGGTAGTGGCCAGAACCCTGTCAGAAAGGAGAAAGAAGTGCAGGAGAAAAGGGTGGAGAGTATCAGAGAGGTAGATTTCTCTGGTCTGAAAGTCCCGTTTGTAGCGGTATACGGTCATCCGGACGATTTCCCGGACAAATACGTGGCCAGAATCTACGAACTGGACAGAGCAACAGACACAATCATGGTCAAAGAGACACTGGAAGAAATAGAAACAGATATCAAAGAGGATACGGCCATGACATTCATTCCAAGAGGGACGGCGGACGTGCCGTCTCTGGTGGGCGTTTGGATGTAGGAGGGCAGCAGCATGAGAAGCACAAAGGAATATAGGGCAATCCAGGAAGAAATCTATAGATTCATCGGTGCATACATAACAAAGCACGTATATGCGCCAAGCAACAAAGAGATAGCAGAGGCTGTGGGAATATCCGGAACAACAGTACACAGACACCTCATTGACATGATTGATGAGGGCATTCTGGAGACCGATGCAGAACCAGGAACACAGAGAGCAATCCGGATCAGAAACACACAGGTAGTGAAAAGGAGAAAAAAGAGTGAATAAGGTCATTTTGATGGGACGTCTCACACGAGATCCAGAGGTGCGATACTCAGCAGGAGACAATTCCACAGCAGTTGCCAGGTACACACTGGCAGTTAACAGGAGATTCAAGAGAGACAATGAACCGACAGCGGATTTTGTTCCGTGTGTGGCGTTCGGTAAGGCGGCGGAGTTTGCAGAGAAATGGTTTCGCCAGGGAATGCAGGTGGCAATTTCTGGAAGAATCCAGACAGGGAGCTACACCAACAGAGAGGGCAGAAAGATCTATACCACTGAGGTAGTCCTGGAGGAGCAGGAGTTCGCAGAAAGCAAAAGAGACTGAAATGCACCGGTTCCACAACCTGCAGATGCTGGAGATGGATTCATGAACATTCCGGACGGCATTGAGGACAATATTCCATTCAACTAGGAGGACAAGATGCTGATATTACCAATAAAACGAAAATGGTTTGATATGATCCTCTCCGGAGAGAAGAAAGAGGAGTACAGAGATATCAAGCCATATTATGACACAAGGCTCATGGACGCATTCGGAATGATATGGGTGGGAGATGAACTGATCCGCGCTCCGATGCCGGAACTGCAGAAAAACAGAGTGCAACTGGTGGCATTCCGGAACGGATATGGGAAAGATGTACCGACAATATGGACAGAGTGCTCACTATCGGCCGGATATGGCCGGGAAGAATGGGGAGCAGAACCAGGAAAGAAATATTATATTTTAACGATTGAGAACATAGGAGGCATGAAGCTATGAGAAACATAATCAACATGATAATCAAAATTGCAATCATCTGGGGAGCAGCATGGATGTTCCCGGAGTATGTAAAGATACAGGATACAAGGACAATGGTTTTAGTAGTGGCAACGCTCCTGATAGCGTCAATCGTTCTGACAGTGATAATGATGGGAGTCTTGATTCTGGCGGCACTGCCAGGAAACGGGGCGGGAATAGGAATTGCCATGCTGATAACGATCATCATGGCATTAGCATCCGGAATAATACAGCTGATGGCAGCAGTGCATTTTGTTCCTGGATTTGAGATACACGGAAAACTCACATACATCATTCTGGCGTTACTGATGGCCGTATTTTCGATTGAGGAGAAAAAGGAGGCATAACAATGTTTTTATCAACGAGCGTATTAAACAATTTGATGAAAAAGGCATACAAGACCGGCCTGGTGGTAGCCAGGACGCAAGACGCACAGGGAAATGACTGGTTGTATCTGGCCGGATCATACTGGGAGGTAAGTGTCAACAAGGATTTCATTCCAAAAAAAACACTGGGAGACATCATCACGCTGATCGGAGAGCTGCCAAGACCGGGAGAAAGGTTCAAGGCAACGAAAGAGGGAAATCAGATTGAGATTGAGATGCCGATGGCAATAAACAAGGATGGATTCGGAACGGATACTCTGACCATCACTGACGTGATCCTGATTGGAACACAGGGAACCGCTCAGAGGCTCCTGCAGGACGAGCTGACCGGCCAGATCTATCCGGTCAACAACGTATTCATTTCAATCATCAACAACGCCATGATTGAGAATGAGAGAGGAGAGTATTCCGTCACAGAACCGTTTTTCAATTCGTACAGAGGAATCCTGTGGAAAAACAATGTCTGCAAGCTGAGAGCACATTTCCGGACAGATGACAAGAACATCAAGGTTTTGAAAAGCCTCAAAGGTGTAGATATCACGCCGGAGGTGCCAGAGGAATGATATACCCAAAACCACAACGAAAGAAAAAGAGAAAAAAACACAAAGCCAGTATCCTGCACTGCAAGGATGGCACCTGCTATCTCTGCATGAAATTAAAAGGGGACTATCGGAGATATCCGGTAGTCCATGAGCATCACATTTACGATGGCCCTAACCGCAAGAACTCAGAGGCGGAGGGCCTAAAGGTGTATTTATGCTTAGATCATCATATTATGGGGCCGGAGGCAGTACATAACAATCACAAGAATATGCGGATACTGCACAGAGACGGCCAGAGAGCCTACGAGAGAACGCACAGCAGAGCGGAGTTCATGAGTCTGATCGGCAGGAACTATCTGGACGAAGAAAAACAGGAAGAACCAAAAAAGGACACAAAAGACGGGTTCATGTTCCTGGAACCGGATTGTATCGGCTGTTTTGGTGCATCAGAGAATCAATGCGAGCGTTGCGAGGAGAAAAGACATGATAAAAAGACTGAGACACTGGCTGATTGAGGCTAGAAAGAAGAAATGCCACCATTGCTGCCTGTGGTGCGAATGGTGGCGCATATGCGAGGAGGACAAATGATGGAGGATATGATTGCAATAGAGCTGGCCGTTATTATAGTGGCCATGTTCGCGATCGCAGTCGGATTCGATTGCATAAAAGACGGAATGTGCGATATAGGAGCAGTGATTCATGACATCATCACGGCTCCTGTCCGACATTACAGACAGAAAAAGCTCATGGAACAGATGGAACGGGAATGGGAGAATTACCTGGAGAAGAACAGGGCAAAAATGGTCAGGAATTTGATGAAAGAGCAGCAGAGACATTTTTCCACGAGCATCGGAGAAAAGCACACTGTAGAGGAGTGGGGAAAGGCTCTGGAAGAATTTGCGGAGTATCAATGTCAGCAGGATAAGGAGGAAAGAACATGGCAGGATCATATCATGGACAGGTTCATGAGGAGAATCTGAAAAGACTGGAGGAGTTTCATCAGGTATCAAAGAAAAACAGATACAGAAAGTGTCTGGTCACTTGCTCTGAAAAGAATCCAAAGGGCAGGACGAGAAAAGTACAGAGAAAGGCACTGTTTCATAAATGGGATGAAATCAAACAGGTTATAGATGCGTCTCCGATGATCGGAGGACACCCAGGAGGCCAGATAGCGTACACATTGGGAATTGTGGAATTTATGGACGGAACCGTGGGACAGGTATCTCCGGGATATATAAAATTTCTGGATACTGAGGACTTTGCGGGAGATTGTAACGAGTAGGGAGGAATAAAGATGCCAAACGTGCGACCACTGAACAAAAAGAAATATGGGATAAGCAAACACGCATTCGGAACGGCATACTCATATTGTCTGCAATATCCGGAATGGAGAGAGGAGCTGGGCAGCAGGACAT